TTAGGCGTACAGCGCGTCTGTGAAGTCCGCAGTCTCCCGAACCGTGGGCACGTAGTGCTTCCTGGTCACCCGAGACCCGATCGCATGCCCGCCTTGCTGCTGCGCCGCCTTGTCCCCGTACTTCTCGGAGATCCGAGTCATGCCCGTCTTGCGGAGCGCCTTCGGCGTGGCCCAGTCCAGTTCGGTGCCCTTCAGCACCCGTACCCAGGTCTCACGGAACATGGTTGCGGAGATGGGGTTGCCCAGCTTGTTCGGGAACACCAGGCCGGTTGTCGGTTTTCCGACTGCCAGCCAACGGCGCTTCAGCATGGCCAGCGACTCGGCCGACACCTTGACCGTGCGCACCGATTCGTCTTCCTTCGGCATCGGCTGCCGCCACACCTTCCGCTTGCCGTCTGCACCCACCTGGACGACAGTTCCGGTCACGGCCACGGTTCCCGCTTCAAGGTCTACGTCTTCCCAGATCACGGCTAGCGCTTCGCCTGGTCTGCCGAGCAGGTCATACGTAAGCCGTGTGATGTCCATGAATCGCTTATCAGCGGTGGGGGATAGCTCGAAGTATTTGGCTTCGATCTCCCAGAACCGTTGCGTCTCTTCGGGTGTGAACGGCCGAGGTTCGTCCTTGTGTCCGCGTTCGATCGTTTCGGACTCCCGTGCAGGGTTGCCGGTGATCGCATCATCACGGGCAGCCAGTGCGAACGCTTCCACGAGTATGAGGCGCTGTCGGTATGCCTTCTCGCTCATGTGCCGGATCGGGTCTAGGTGCCGCTCCACGTGCGAGGTGCGCACTTCACCGATAGCCATCTTGCCCAGCTCGGAACCTTCAATCTTGACGGTGCCTTTCTTGCCGCCAGGGCGCTTCACAATCTCCGTGTAGAAGGCTGCGATGGACTGGCCCCGGTTGCCGTCTGGGGTGTTGCATTCCCGCTCGTACCAGGAAAGGCACAGTTCTAGGACTGTGGTCTTGCTGCTGTACTTCTGCCCGTATTCGGGCTTCCGGGTCTTCAGGGCCTTGTCTGCGGCTTCGGCTGCGTCACGCTTGGCCTTGGCCTCCGAAGTGCGGTACGCCTGCGCTGTGCGGGGCTTGCGTTCCCCGGTGAGTCTGTACCGGCAGATTCCCCGCCAATAGTCCTTCTTGCCGGTGGCCTGCCGTTCCTTGTCTATGGAGGCGTGCGCCTCTCCGCGCTTGCCTTCGGGGATGGGTGGCCTAGGCATGGGCTTCCTGAATGTGTGCCATGTTCTAGACGGTAGGTCAACTGTCCAGTAGCGGGCAAGTAGCTGTGAGCTGGGACACCGACCACACCACGGTCATGTACGCCAAGAAGAAGCTGATCATTAGCAACAAGGCGTTCATGGTTCTTACATGAGTTCACCGGCCAGAACACGGGCCTTGTACTGCACGAATGCGCGCAATCTCAAACGCACTAGGGGCTGAGACGTGTGAATGTGTCACCCCCATGCCTTTAGTGTTCTCCAGGTACCTCGAACGTTGACAACTCCACAGCAGAGACATTGAAAGAAGTAAAGCAAAAGGGCGCGCACACACAACCCGCGTAGCCCTAATTTTTCATGTCCAAAACCTGAGTTTCGAGTCAAACGACTCAGGTTCTAACTACTGAGGAGGTTAAGCCTCATGACCGACAGAAGCAAACTCGCAACCCCCGAGGAGTACGCCGAATACCGGCGAACAACCGTCCGCACGCTAGCGAACGAACGCTACAACGGCAATGGCTGCCCATTCGTCCGCTACGGCCGCGCTATCCGCTACCGGTGGTCCGATATCCACGCCTTCGAAGAGGTCAACACCTTCACCCGAAGCGACCAAGAGGCCGCCTAGTGGCCCAGGTGAACCAATGGGCGAAGCACTTCCAAGGCGTATGGGAAGAACGAGCGGCCAACCGTGGCCTGCCCGCATGGTTCCGAGTAACCGCACTCGCCTACGGACTCCACGGAGCAAATGGGCACGCATGCTTCGAGCCGGGAGATATCTCGATAACGCTCGGCAAGCCGTCCAGCCAAGGCGGATGGGAACCAATGCACAAAGCCCAAGTGCACAACGCCATCAAGACGGCAATCAAGTTCCAGCTCCTTGCCGACGACTCCGGGAGTACATGCCTGGTTGTTCCCGGCCATGCAATCCAGAAGGACTACGGCACCCGCAAGCCCTGCCCAGTCCACGAGGCGAAACACATCAAGCGTCGTCAGGTCAGTAAATGCAACTGACCCGGTAAGTAAATGCTACTTACCCATATCTCTCTGACCTGGGGATTTCATCACGCTCTCTTTGATCTGTTCTTAAGGAGGTCAAGCCTATGCACCAACCAGAAATGAGCGAAGGACTCAAAGCCCTCATGGCCATGGTCGAAACCATGCCAGACCCCGAACCCCAACCCGAAAGGGAACTGAAGAACCGAAGGGAACGGGAACTACACCGATACCTAGACCGGTCCATCCCGGACGTATGGCTGGACAAGTGGGATGCCATGGCAATGACCGGAGTAAACAACCGGTCCCTACAACGATGGCGACGCGCCTACCGGCTCAAAGGTGGCAAGCGCACCGCAGCAAGTAAGCACCCCGAACAGGTCTATTCCCGCAGGAGCCTGGCCCGATGCTACTTCGCAGCCAAGGACGCCCTAGCGGCTACCGCATTCAATGGCCGCCCCGGACCAGGTAGACCAAGCACGCTGGGCAAGGTCCGGGACCTACTCGCCGTATACCCCGGCATGACACCGGCCGAGGTAGCCCATGGCCTATCCATCAACCCGAGCACAGCGCGTAAGCACATGCGAACAATCAAGGCCGAGCAATGCTGAAGCCTTGCCTTGAATGCGGGGAGCCATCGGAGGCGACCAGGTGCAGTGAGTGCAGGCTACCGAGTGCGCCGAAGGAACGAGCTGTTGCAACCAGTTCGTACAAATGGAAGAAGCTAAGCGTTCAATTGCGCAAGCAACAGCCTTGGTGCACCGAGTGCAGTGCTACCGAGGATCTAACGGTGGACCATATCAAGCCATTGATAGAGGCTCCTGAGCTTGCTTTTAAGCGCAGTAATCTTCAGGTCCTTTGTCGTGTATGCAACTCCCGAAAGAGTGCGGGAGAACGGCGTACAGGGGCAACCAGGGGGGTAGGGCCGGGGGGCGACCAAGAGCACCCCTCAGGCAAGGCAGAGTTTGCGTTACACTACACCTGTAGTGGTATGGCTATTGACCCAAACGGGTCAGTAGGTGCCCGATGAAGGCCGGACCGAAGGGTGCAATCAAGGCTGCACCCCTGGACTTCACCGGATGGCCCAAGGATCGCGCCGCAAGGCGAATACGGTTCATCAAGGAGTACATCATCACGCCTTCGGGCGTTGGTGAGGCCAAGCCTATGGTGCTCCGGGAATTCCAAAAGGAGATCATTCGGGGCTCATTCGCCACCGGTGTACGTGACTCCCTGATCTCCATTCCCCGAGGCAATGGCAAGACGGCGCTTGCTGCCGCTCTAGCGGTTGCTGAGTTGTTCGTTGGCCCCAGGTCTGCCGAAGCGCTCATTGTTGCTTCAGATCAGCGGCAGGCGAACATTACGCTCCGCTTCGCGAAGCAAATGATCCAGCTGCACCCGGAGCTTGCCGAACGAGCCCACGTGTACGGAGACAGGATCGTTGTTCCCGAGAACGGTGATGCGCTCCTTCAGCCGCTGCCTGCCGATCCGGATGCACTCCACGGCTGGAACCCGTCACTCATGGTCATTGATGAGTTGCACGTGGTTACCGAGCTGGTGTGGGAAGCGGTCACGTCGGTATCCGGCAAGCGGCCCGAGTCGCTCACGCTGGCCATTTCGACGCCGGGCCACAACTCCGATTCGGTCATGTGGCGAATGGTCGTGGAGGGACGCAAGGGCGGAGACCCTATGTCGTACTTCAAGGAGTACGCGGCCCCGGCGGGATGCGACCTGGACGACCGGGAAGCGTGGCGTATCGCTAACCCGGCGATGTCGTGCAAGAACCCGTTCCTTACGGAGGACGGTCTTGCCTCGAACCTGAAGAAGCTCCGTGAACCGGTCTTCAGGCAGCTACGCCTTGGCCAGTGGGTAGAGGGCACCAACTCTTGGTTGCCTTGGGGCGCTTGGGATTCCGTCACCGCGGCTTCAGCCGGCTCGGGCATATCCGCCGGTCAGAGAGTGGTTTTCGCATTCGATGGTTCGGTGTCCCGCGACTCCACGGCCTTGATCGGCTGCACCCTGGACGGCCACCTGTTCGTAGAGGGCCTATGGGAGCGACCGGCCAACGTCCCGGACTGGCGCGTTCCCCGTGAAGAGGTCAACAACGCGGTAGATGCCGCATTCGACCGCTACGACGTGATCGAGCTGGCCTGTGACCCGTGGGCATGGCAGACCGACATTGAGCAGTGGGCGAAGAAGCACGGCGAGAAGCGCGTACTTCATTGGGACACATCGCAAGCCGTGCGCATGGCACCCGCGACGGACCGCATGTATCAGGCCGTGATGGAGAAGGCCATTACGCATGACGGCAACCCGCGCCTAGCCGCTCACATCTCCAATTGTGTTGCGGAGCAAACCAATAAGGGGACTGTCGTCCGCAAGGACAAGAAGAACAGTCCCAAGAAGATCGACGCCGCAGTAGCAGCGATTGCGGCTTACGACCGGGCCAAGTGGCACGAGTCGAAATCCAAGAAGAAGAGGGTGTATTACTCCAATGACTGATGACGCTCTGATCATTGATCTGATGCAGCGGCTTGATGAGCCGTCCGGCTGGTTCGCCGAGCTTGACCGGTACTACGAGGGCAGGCAGGCGCTTGCGTTCATGGCCCCCGAGTCGGCGAAGGCCCTGCGCATGTCCCGCATGGTCTCCAACATTCCCCGCCTTGCTGTGGAGTCGCTGGCGGAACGCCTCCGCGTGACCGGCTTCAGTGGCGCGAATGTGTGGCCGGACTGGATTCGGAACGACTTGGACCAGACCTCGCACATGGTGCACCGTGAGGCGCTGTTGCTGGGCAAGTCCTATGTGTCGGTGTGGGCGGACAAGTTCGGGCGTCCTACCGCTTCGGTGGAGTCGGCTTCCCAGGTTGCCGTCCAGACCGATCCGGGCACGCGGGAGGTTACGGCCGCTGTGAAGCGCTGGAGCACTCGGACCACTACGGAAGCGTGCTTGTACCTTCCGGACCGGATTGTTCGTCTCCGGGCTAACCAGACGGGTGCGACGACTCAGGGTTACAAGGTTGTCGGGGAGCAGGTGAACCCGATGGGTGTTGTTCCGGTGGTGCCGTTCATCAACACCGATCGTGTGATGACGTTCGGGACCGATGGCCGTGCGCTGGTCGGTGGTGGCCGGTCGGAGATTCAGGACCTTATGCCGCTGGTTGATGGCCTCAACAAGGTTCTGGCCGACATGATGACCACTAGCGAGATGACGGGGCGTCCGCGCCGTTGGGCTACCGGCCTGGAGTTGCAGGAGGACGAAGAGGGCAACGTTATTGCTCCCATCCCCGAGGGCTCCCGAGTCATGGTCTCCGAGGACGAGAGCACCAAGTTCGGGCAGCTGCCGCCGGGCGAATTGTCCAGCTACGAAGCGGCGGTGCGCGTGCTCCTTGGTCAGATCATGGCCGTGTCCGCGCTGCCCGCTCACTACGTGGGCGTGTTCACCGACAACCCGGCTTCGGCCGATGCGTTGCGTGCTTCGGAGTCCAGTCTTACCGCCCGCACTGAGTCCCGGCAGGCTGCCTTTGGTCGCTCCTGGGAGCAGGTGGCCCGCCTCATGGTCGCTGCCCGCGACGGTGTGGACCCGGCGCGTGTAGACGTTCGGGTGCAGTGGGCAGACGCTTCCACGCGTTCCGTGGCGCAGGAGGCGGACGCCATGGTGAAGCTCCACGCCGAGCGCATTTACCCCACGTCGTACGTGCTGAAGAAGATGGGTCACACGGACGACGAGATTGCCGAGATTCGGGCCGCTAAGCGCCTGGACAGTGTGGACGAGTCGGCGGGCTGGGCTGACCGGCTGGAGCTACCTGCGTGAGCTACCGAGACGAGCTGAAGGCACTCGGTAAGGCGGCCGGTGAAGCGGCGGTAAACATCTACTCCCGCTTCACCGCTGGGCAACTGTCCCGTGACGAGACAGTGGAAGCGCTGGCCCGGTTGATTGCTTCGGCGAACTCCCGAGCCGCCACCCTGGCGGACACTGCGCTTGCCGTGGACCTCATGAAGCAACTGGGCACAGCTGTTCCGACGCAGGGCATTACCCGGCCGGAAGGCGACATTGCCCGGCTGCGCAAGGCATCAAGCACGGTGCTGGAGAAGGCGAACGCTTCCCCAGTGCCGGAGGCGATCATTGCCCGCCTTGCCCGCTCCGAGGCGCTCACGGCTGCCGCTGAAGCGTTCTCCGAGGCCATGCGGAAGAACCGGAAGGTGAAGGGCTGGGTACGGGGTGTGTCCCCGAACGGCTGCCAGCTGTGCGAATGGTGGTGGCGTGAAGGCCGTGTGTGGCCTGCCAATCACCCAATGCCGACACATAAGGGGTGCACGTGCGCACCGAAACCTGTTGTGCGGAAGTCGATTGCATCAACTATCAAAACACGAAGGATGAATAATGCTGGATGACAACATGATTGAAGAAACCGCGGGAATGCCGGCTGCGGAAGATCCCCAGGTCAACGAAGGGATTTCCGAAACGCCTGAAGCGGTAGCGGAGGAGGCTCCGGCCGAGCAGGCAGAGCAGGAGCCGGACACCTTCCCCCGGTCCGTCGTGGAGAAGCTCCGCAAGGAGAACGCCACCATGCGTGACCGCGCCAAGCAGGCCGATGCACTGGCCGAGCGCCTGCACTCTGCCTTGGTGTCCAGCACCGGGAAGCTTGCCGACCCGACAGACCTGCCGTACGACCCGGAGCACCTGGACAACCCGGAAGCCCTGGACGCAGCCGTTGAGGCCCTGCTAGCCCGGAAGCCTCACCTTGCTTCGCGTAAGCCGGTGGGAGACATCAACCAGGGTGCCCGGCCTTCCGCTTCGGGTGACGTTGACCTTCTCGGCATGATGCGGGGTGCGCTGTGAGCTTCACGCCGATCACTTCGCAAGAGGACTTCGAAAAGCTCCTGCACAAGCGCATGAACCGGCCGGTGGAGAAGGCCCAGGTGGCTGCCTCTATCGCTCTACTTGATGCGATCCGGTCGAAGGCAATCCCGGAGACCTCCATTGCCACGGTGGAATCCCTGTCCCGCGCCTACGCACTGGTGGTTCACGGGCTCGCCTAAAACCGGCTTTCATGCCTGGTAGGCAACATCTGAAGACAAATGGGTAGGGGTGCGCCTGGCGCGGCCCCTGCCCTTTCTTCTTCGCCCTGGCGGCGAGTGGAGACCTTCCGACCCTCACGCAATCGCGTGGGGGTCTTTCCATTCAATCCCCCAGGGAGACAAGAACATGACCGTCAATACCACGTCCGCTAAGTCGCTCATTGCCGAGCAGGTTTCGACCGTTCTCATTCAGCCACTGGAAGCCGCTTCCGTCGTGCTGTCCAATGGCCCGACCGTGTACCAGAGCGCCGAGCCGCTGCGACTCCCGACCCTCACCGGCGGCGAGACTGCTTCGTTCGTCGGCGAAGGCGAAGACATCCCGGAGACCTCCACCGGCTTCAACCACATCGACCTCATGCCTTCGGACCGCAAGTCCATCAAGACGCTGGAGACCCTGACCAAGGAGACCATTCGCCAGTCTGCCGTTGGTGTGGAAGCGGCCCTGCGTGCTCGCCTGGTGAAGATCGTTGCCGACAAGCTGGACAGTGCCCTTCTGGGTGGCGACGGTGCCGACAAGAGCATCACCGGCATCATCAACCAGGCCAAGGTCCAGAAGATGCCGGACGCCGATCTGACCAAGCCGGACACCTACCTGGACGCCATCGCGAAGTGCATCGCGAACGAGGTCACTCCTAATCGCTGGTTTATCAACGGCGAGGACTTCATTGCACTGCGCAAGGTGAAGGACAAGCAGGACCGTTACCTTCTGGAGGCGGACCTTACGAAGGACGCCACCTACCGCCTGTTCGGCATCCCGGTGGTTGTCACCAACAAGATTGCCAAGGGCAAGGTTGTGCTGGCTGACATGTCCCAGGTCGCTGTTGTGCGTGACATCGCGCCGGAAATCCAGATCCTTACTGAGGCGTTCGCGACCAAGGGCAAGGTTGGCATCATCGTTGATACCCGCTTTGACCTGGGCCTGCTGCACCCGGAGGGCGTTGTTGTGCTGACCGCGAAGACCACTCGCTAAGTAGCTCGCCAAATTGGAGGGGTGCCCTACGGGGTGCCCCTCCTTTTCGTGTATCAGGAGGAAAATATGGCGAATACTGCGACCCTTCAGCGGGGCTTGCCCGAGTTCTGGGCGCTTGGCCCGAACAAGGACACCGTTAAGGCATGGTTCAAACTGTCGGAGCCCTACAAGGGCAGCGACGAGGACGGCAACCCGACCAATCATTTCGGGGTAGTGGTTCGCCACACTCCAAGCGGGGAAGACCCCAACGGGAACCCGATCAAGGGCAAGGCCACCCTGTACGACGAAGCAGCCGACACGCTTGTTGCGAAATACGGCAATCCCTTCGAGGTAGAGCTACCCGGCGACTGGCCTGCCGATCCGTTCCCCGTCTACACCGCACTGTTCGAGAAGATCGAATACACGGTGCCGGTGCCTGATCCGCTGACCGCGACACTTCGGGACGGGCTGCCTGAGTTCTGGCAGGACAAGCCGAACGTTAAGGCGTGGCTGAAATTGTCGGAGCCGTTCGAGTGGTACCGCAGCCAGGGCGCGCCCATCACGATGACGGGCGTTGTCGTGCAGTACCAGGACGAAGAAGCGACACTGCACCCCGATAACGCAGACGACAAACTTACCGGTCTACGCGGTATCCCACAGTGGCCCAACCCTGGCACGGAGGACCTGAAGGTGATCTTCACGGACCTTCTGAAGGACATCGGATACGACTACGTGGAACGAGAAGACCCCAAGCCGGGCCAGGACGATTGGGGCAAGGTGATTGCCGCATTCATGGGTGACCCGGCCGCAGAGGCGCTGGCCAGTCAGGTTGCGCCGGTGATCATGACGCTTGCTCGCTCGTACACACGGAACGGGTTCAAGGGCGATACACCGGAGAACGTTCCGGGGGACATTGGGGCCGTGATCATTGCGGCGTCTGCGCGTATGGCCGCCAACCCGACTCAGACCGAGCAGTATCAGGCTGTTGGTTCGATGATTGGCCGGGTTGGTGCAGGGTTCCAGGGCTGGTCTCTGGTTGAGCGGGCGGTATTGCACCGCTACCGAAAGAGGGCGCTGTGAGGTTCCCTCGGTTCAAGTTCCAGTTCGATGCGCCGCACACGGTCGGCTGGTCGGTGCTGGTGGCGGATGGCAAGTGGTCGGACCCTGAACCTCACAAGGTGATGGGTTGGGGTGCCCCTCAATCGAGGGACCAGAAGTACGTAGAGCTGCCTGGTTCCCGGATCGTTGTGGAGCTGGAGTTGTATGTGCCTCCGGGCTTCCCGGAGTTCACGGCGGCATTGAAGCCACGGGTTACGTTGCCCGATGGGCGTGTGTTCGAAGTTATCGGTTTCAAGGAGGAGGCTCAGTCTCCCGGCGGTTGGAACCCCGGCGCTGTGGTCAACCTGAAGGCTGATCCGGCGCACATGGTGTAGTAGAGACAGAAGGCCCCCGGCTTGTCCCTCGCGGGATGGGTTGGGGGCCTTTTCGTGTATCTGCAACCGTAGTCATTTCAACCATGGTTGCCGTTGACCAGGCTGGTTCCAACTTGTCCTTTTGGACAGGTTCCCGCCCACTGGCGTAGCACGTTTCAGAGCACGAATTGAGCGTGATCGGGCATGTTTTCCGGTGATCCCCAGTGATCAATAAGTTGGGGCGTGTCTGCCGCACATCCCTTGTCCGACAACAGAAAACACCCCCTGACCGGGTATCCGATCGGAGGGTGTTTCACGCAGCCGTCTGAAACTCGACGTTCATGACGTGGAGGTTCTTGACGTCGAGGGCGTAGCCGAGGGCTCCGGCGACGAAGAGGCCGCCGCGGGCGATGGAGAGGATGAGGTCGGGTTCGAAGCCGTCATCGGCGATGGTGCCGGCCAGGTCGCGGCCGGCTCGGCCGAACAGCTCCCAGGTGAGTTCTTCGCGCTCGGCCAT